AATTATGAATAACTCCATCTCTTTTTATATTTGAGTTACCGAGATAGGTATCATTCATCTTTCTTGTAATCGCTAATGTCAACTACTTTGTCCTCATCATTATCTAAAAGCATACGCTGCAAATCACTAGTGGAGCCTACAAACAAGTTATTTGTAGTTTGGTTAGGAAGCTCTACTGGGACATCTTCTTTATCGAAGTCTTTTTTCTTTTTATGTAGATCTAGTAAAGACCCATTAATATCACCCATATTTTTCATCATATTTGATAATACTTCAAAAGCTCGAGGATGCTCTGTAGCTCTTGCTACTTCCATCATATCTTCTAATGCCGAAGACCCTTTAGCTAATAAGTCATGATAAATTTGTCTTGAATATTCAAAATCATTATCAGCAGTTTGTTTTTTCTCTGTCATAATTATGCACTATCAAAATCAAATAAACTATTATAGTCTGCTGAATCATTAAACCCAAAATCGCTATCTGCAGAAATACTAAACGGATCAGGTCTTGTACGAAACTTAGCTACTTGTAAATCTGAATCTAAAAGCCCTCTATCGATTTCATATATATTAGTGAGAGCTGTTCTAACTACTTTAGAATCAGCAATTGCTCCATAAAAATTAACTCTCATATCAAATGTAAGAGTGTATATAATAGTTCTTCTTGTCTCTAAGGGACTTTCATAATCATCTGTAAAGTCAACTCCTATAAGAGCAATTGGAATATCTTCTTTTATATCCGGATAGTCAGCAAATGGTTTCATAGTCAAACTATATTGAGGATTAAAAGTTGGTAAAATTTGTTCTACTATCTGTAAAGCATCATCTTGATTCTTAGCATATATGCTAAGCTGAAATCCTACATTATAAGGTACGAAACTATAGAACTTATTTCTGTTTCCATATCCAGTGCCTCCTTGAGTAAAATTATTTGACTTTTGCAGTTGCCTTGATGCGTCATATTGTATAGAGGTAATCTCAAAAGACATACGAGGCAACTTAATAGCTACCTTAGTATCAGTATCTAAGTCAGGATTCTCTCTTATTCTATCTAAAAACTTTCTCTTAGGTCCATAAGATAGAGGTACTTTTACTTGACTTATAACTTGATTAGAAGCATTAGTTCTTATTACATATAGGTTATTAAACAGCGCACCAAATACTGCTACGCTCTTTCTAAGTTTCTGATGATAAAAATGAGTACCAAACATTGTTAACCTTTATAAATCTTTTGTAAATGATCTTCGAATTCTTCAACCTTAGCTAATCTATTTGGCCAGAGAATATAATCTTTTTCTGGATTCTTTTTTAAGTTATTTAACAGAGGTACAATGGCATTGTAAAGAGTATTTAGTCTTTCCTCTGCAGAGGAAGCTGCTACAGTAACTTTTTGTACTGCTTCTAGTTCATCTTCATCAACTGCTGTAAATCCAAAATCAAAAACGTCCATTAGTTATTCTCCGGATCACCAAATGGGTTACCTTCACTAAAGTCTAAGAAATCATCTATGATATTAGAGAAGTCAAGATTCTGTTCGTTTTGAGATATCTGATTATCTTCGGATACACTACTTACGTTAGCAATAGATTTAGCTCCAGCTAAATTTATATCAGTTGTTCCTATGACTTGAAGCCCTGATACAAATTCATGGTATTTACCATCATTAGCACCAATATGAATTAGTTTAAGAACATTATCTGAATCAGAAAATCCTGCAACTTCTCCTGACATAATAACCCCAGATGCAAGAGTTTGATTTACTGTCTCTCCTATTGTAAAGCCTGTGCTAGCACTATCGAGAGTAAGTAAATATTCATACGCATAATCTCTCTCAATGTCATCTATAACATCTACACCGGTATCTAAATCTTCGTCATTATATTCGAATAACTCAGCTCTTAATTTATATACAGATAGGTTGCTCAACTGGTAGAAAGGTTGCTCGTGCTCAACAGCCATAATTTGGAACATTGAATTAGATAGGGGTAAATAAACTAGATCACCTTCTTTAGGTCTTTCGCTATTAATTTCATTATCAAATCTGTTTACTGTAGTAGTCCATCTACGTCTCGCAACTACAAAAGTAGCTTGATCTCTAATCTCTACCCCAAACTTAGTAAATAAGTCACCTTCACCATCAAATCCATCTACATTTTCTATATACATTTCTACTTTGTAAGAAGAGTTAAATCTTGAAGGAACATCATCTCCGAAAATTCTGTCTTCATTTACTATATCTCTAGGTAGATAGTATACATCTTGACCGTACATTTTAAGAGATTCTATGACGATATCTTCGTATAGATTTTGTTCACTATGTACTTTTTGGCTGAAGTATAAATTAGTAGCCATGAATTATCCTACAAAAAAGTCAACTGGGAGTTCGTGATCATTTCTTAATTTTTCTCTCAGTCTTTCTAACTCCTGCATAGCGTCTTCAAACAATTGACGACCATTAAGAGTTACTCCTCCAGGTAATTGCATACCTTCAAATTTTATAAGGTTAGATCCCCATTGCTGTTTAATAAGAGCTGTAGTATATTCCTTTAACCACATATCATTCCATACAGCCGTATGGTCGTTCGTATCTATAATACTATAAACTTCTGCTACAATATATTCACCAGCTTTAATATCTTCTTCTTCAAACTCACCATGTATATAAAGTCTATTCTGTTTTCTTACATAATCTACTTGAGGAGATCCATTTAATCTCATATCAAGCAATGACATATATTGTTGTACTTGCTCATAGTAAGCAAGGTCTCCAATATAAGAATGCATACTTGCTATATCATTTAAATGCATTTGATATTTTACACTAAACATATTGCGAGTAAATAAAGAAGAAGATACTTTAAATAATTTAGTTACATGTTGTACATTAGTAGATAAAGGTATATACTTATTAGTAACATCGTCACTTGTAACTAAATGCTGTAAATAACCTCTATAAGTTCCTTCAGAGTGATACTCTCTATAATATTGTAAAGCTTCATCTACTCTATCTTCTAACTGGTCTTCATCCACATTTATTTCAATGACAGGATCACCTAGTCTGCGCAAGCAGTAATCTATAAGTCCTTGTCTAGTGCTTGGATTGGCCATTTCTTATTCCTATTTTACTGTATTTATCTTAGTTCAAAAGAGTACCAGCTGCATTGTATACATCAATACGATAATGAGAACCGTGCTGACCGTCTAACTTATCTGCATCAAGCCCTTTTCCTGTTCCGCCAAAATAAGCATTCAGTTCACTTGAATCAACACTAATAATACCTGAAGTGTTGTTGTAAGCTAATCCAAAGCCTCCTGAGACAGCAGTTCTTGACAATTCTTGAGTATAAACAGGCTGTACAAAGGATCCTCCGTCAGCTGTATTAATAGTTAAAGCTCCAGTACCTGAGTCAAAAGAAGTACTAGAAACTCCAGCTACTGATACAGTACCGATGCTATCGATATGACCAAAATCATCTACTTGAATAACAGGGACTAAAGAAGCAGATCCGTAAGCACTACTAGCTATACCTGCTGATTTTCTTATATGGATCATTTTTTCAAACGAACCACCATCAGCAGTGTTAATTTTATAATTTTGAGTAGCACTATCAAATACAACAGAAGATACACCAGCTACTGATACAGTTCCTATACTATCAATAAACCCAGATGAATCTACTGTCATTACAGGAACTAAAGCAGCAGATCCGTAAGTACCAGCTGTAACAGATGTATTACCAGATCTGTTAAAGTCAGCTGTAATTAAACCTGCACTAAAATCTCCACTACCATCTTTTGATACTAGAGTACCAGAAGTAGGTAATGTAACTCCTGTTGTTCCTGTAGTTGTTAAGGTAGTAGCATGAGCACCACTTGTAGTTAAATTGCCTGCTAGGGTAAGATTGCCTGTAAGACTGATAGTTCTATCTGCATTATTGATATCTAGAGTAAGAGTTCTATCAGCTGTTAATGCTGGACTTGCATTATTAGATACTATGAGAGTTTCATAATCAGAAGTTGTTGCATCTCTAAGACCAAAAGTCGTGATATCATTAATAGACAGAGGTCCGTTAATATCAGCCCCGTTTATAGTAGGACTAGTTAAAGTTTTATTAGTAAGAGTTTGAGTTGCTTGAGCACCAATTACAGTATCTCCACTTACCGCTGCGCTAAGTTGGGATAGAGTAGTAACAAGAGTGTTGTTACTCAAGTTTATTGTTTTATTTGTTAGAGTTGTGGTACCAGCAACTGTAGCAATATAGCTGCTATCTACAGTCAATGTAGCATCTAAAGAGTGTGCAGCAGAAGGTAGATTAAAACCTGGTCCAGCAGATAATGATCTTACATAGTTACCACTGGTACCTGAGTCTAGTAAAATTGTTGTAGCGCCAATAATTGTTACAATCCCAGCAGAGTCTACTGGGTTTTCACTAAATGAAGTACCTAAAAAGTTACTAAGTTTTTGTACCATCTTTACACTTTCTTATGGTTATGCCTGCGCTTCGCCCCAACGAAGCTGAATTGTACCCTTCACATCACCTGACTTAGTAAAAGCATTAATAGCAAGAACATCTGGGCCATCTGGATATTTGTAATCACCACCCAAAGGAGCACCTGATAATTCTTTTAGACCTGTAAGATCCAAATCAGTTACTAAGGCATCCGCTCTAGATGCATTAACAACGAAAGCAAAGATACGCTCTCCCGGAAGTGCATAAGATCCACTGCTCCACGTAATATCATCTTTCTCTGCTACTTGAGCAAAAGAAGGCTGTCCACCTTCATCAACTGCATTCAAAGATTTCCATGTTGCATCACTGAAGTTTCTAGGATTAATAATACCCTGAACAACCACCTCACCAGAAGTTGACGATCCACGAGACATTCCAACTGCACATTGCTGTAGTAGGAGTTGAGACCTGTTTAGTAGTTCTTTGGCACCCAATCTTCCGACTGAAGAGTTTGATACTGAAGGAGCCAATCTAATCATGAATGACGTGATGGGTGTTGAACCAATCTTATCACCTGATGTGTTATGAGAGTTTGAGTAGTTAAAGATATAACCTCTATCAAAGTCAAATCCTCCGTCCATTACTAGAGCAGAACCCCAATGGGATAGTGTCGGAGAACACGTATTAGAGATTTCAATTATCCCAGTGTTGCTACT